GCTGTTCCATTATCCAAGAACTTGAGTTCGGGATCTGAAACAAGGTTTCCTGTAAGTGTTGTCGGTGATGCTGACATTCGTATTCTCCTCGTGTTCCCCTGTGGGGTTGTTACCGACAAGGTTACCAGCATCATGCTAGATTGTCAACATGAATTCAGAAATTTCAGAAACTCATACTGCTCAACTTTTCATCACAAACTACATTCGTGATTTGCTCGTTGATTTGGCGAATGACGGCGGAGAAGATGTTGACTTAGAAGTGATGCGGGACCATTTCGGTCAAGTCGCAGACCTTCTCGTTACGGAACTTGGATTAGTAGTTACTGCGTTCTCAGATAACACTGCTTACGCTGAGTTCCACCCCATCAACGGCTGGAGTTAGTCGTTATCCATTGCGTCGTCAATGATTTTACCTAAGGTTGCGCCCGCTTCCGCCATAACATGACCCAAGAAGTCCGCCCATTCTTCTGACATGACGATTTTGTCGTACATGTACTCGTCAAAAGTCCCGAATGTTGAAAACATATAGTTATCTATTTCATCTCGGTTGATAACAACTACTGAACCAAAGTTGCCCACTGCATCTATTCCAAGAAGTAAGTCGTACAAACCTTCGTCACCGAATTGGCTGTTCACCGATTCAACTACTCGTTGGCAGAAAGCCCTCCGAAAAACCTCAAGCGGGTTGATTGCGGATTGAACTATTTTATGAAGTTTGTCAGGGTCCATACCTTCGTAGTTCATTTTTTCTCCAAATAGAATGGGGCGGGACTATTTTGTCCCACCCCATTATGACTCTATTTTTGATGTTTGTCAGACTAGTGAAAGAACAGCCTGCTGGGTTTCCAACTTGATGCGTGTCACCCATGAGTTGTCGTCAAGTGAAGCAAATGCTCGCTCATCTAACTCTGCGTCTCGGTGATGGTCAAGGTATTCGCCAATGGCGTTGTACATACTCCAGCCGTTATGTCCGAAACCACCAGCGTTCTTGTCCGATTCGTAGAGTGAACGGATAATCATGTTGGTGCGTTCACGATTCGTTCGTTGGCGATCCGTCTCATCTTTCTTGATGGGGAAGACTCGGTTGAGAACCTTGTCCACCTTGCCTGAATCTTTCGGGACTGCGATAGACAGCATCTCTTCTGCCATGACCTTGAAGTTCTTCGCCCAGTCAACGCTGATGCGCAAGACTTCCTTCGCATCGTCAAACGCTGAGTCCATGTTCTTTGTATGTCGTGCCACGAACACTCGTTCTGCTTCCTTGATTCCAAGGCGAACAGTATTGTTACAAACAGCACGAATGTCGGTATTTGCGTAGCGAACTGGCCACACTCCGTCATGTCCCGTGGATACAACGAGATAGCGAGCGATCTTGTCATTCACACCCATCGGATCAATGATGAGTGATCCTAAGTCAAGCGTCATGAAGAAACGCTTTCCGTTCTGAAGAACGCCAGCGGTGTCAACAACTGCCTCTCCCTCAGAAGCCCCGACTACTGCGAGCGCGCGTTCTGCTACTTCCCTGTTCTGTTTGACCACATAGCGAGTTCCAACTGAAGAAAGTGCGTCAAGCGTTCCATCTCCGTTGTCTCGGATAGTGGCACGGGTATCTTCAATAATGATCGGCTTTCCATTGCCATCAAGAATGAAGTTGCCATCATCATCAACTGCCGCCACTTTGGTGAGTTTTACTTCGTAGTCGGCTTCCGATGCTTTGAGCATTGCGTCTACTGTCTGTAAACCTTCAAGCGGGACTCCGAGGCGATGCCACGGGATACCGCCCTTGAGCGAATAAGCGAACTTCGCTGTTCCGTCTGCCTTCATTTCTAGTTCATGTGCCATTATTTCTCCTTAGTATCTGTTTGGATTTATATGAAATACTAGCGTATGGATTTATCTAAAGCAAGTCATACGACAAAAAAGCCTCTGACCAGCACTTTTGTGTTCCGTTAGATTTATCAGAACAATGGGGTCAGCACCGTGTTGCCCATGGCTGCCAGCCGCACTTGTTGCGCTGTTGGCTGTAGTTCCACATCGCTAGCCCCGCACGGAGGTTTACTTCGGGAATGAACAGATCCTCGCAAGTGTTAAGTATTCCTTGCGCCTGTAACCAGCCAGATTTGTTGTACTTGCTTGGTTTACACCAGAAACCGTTGATCTGGATAAGTCCACGACTTCCACCGTTTGGGTCCTTCTTGTTGAACGACATCGTGTTACAGCGGGACTCGCGGTACATGACGAAACTCAACTTCTTCCAATGCGCTTCAGTCCAGCCGACTGCGATGGCGAGGTCATGGTATTCCCCGCATCTTCCATACATAAAACGAGCGAGTTCAGTCCAATTCACTCCCGAAAGGTCAATCGGTGCTGTTGCTGGAACTATTTTTTCAGCATTTGCCTTGTTGTCCGCAGTCCCGCATAAGGAAACGCCGATGACTGCGAAGGAGAGGGTGACTCCGATGATCCATTTGTTGAATATGTTCATTTTTGCTCCTCACTTACACGAATGTGTTTTGTACCACGGGTCAAATCCACACCCACGATTAGCCTCAAACCAGATGTACATTTCCCACGCCCAAGCAAAGTTGTAGTGGGGATCGTCAACCACTTCCCAAGTGCCATACTTCGCCTCAATCTCGTCAAGCCACACCTGATTGATCTGAAGCGGTCCTCGGTCATGTCCATTCCATTGAGGGTGACCTTCAATCACATTCTGACAGCGAGATTCACGCCATACAATACGGAGCAGGTCGGGTAGGAGCGCCCAATGCCAGCCAGCATCAAGTGCTGTTTGAGTCCACTCTTGACATGGAACATCAGACGGCAATGTCGGTGGAGTCCAGTTCGGGGGAAGAAGCGTTGTCGTAGTAGTTGACGGGGCTTCGGTTGTCAAAACGCTAGTAGTTGTTGGTGTTTCTGTTGGGGTTATAGAGACCGATGTTTGATTACTTGGATTACTTCCAAATGTACTTGAGATGAATATGATGGCACTTGCGATGATAGAAATTGGTATTAGATAATGCTTCGCTACAGTTGATGGTTTCAATTTTGCTCCGTTGTTCGGTGGATAAGGTCAGGCGCATACGCCGATAGCAAGTAGTAGTTTTTCTGTGCCCCTATAGTTTATCAAATGAATACTACGGGTGGGGTGATTTCAGTATTTCATTGACAGTTGGAGGTAATGGTCAAACAATTCTCCACCAGCCCCGCTCACTTCGGTTCCTTCAGTCGCAGCGTTCACAACTCCACGCTTCTGCTCAATGACATCGTAGATTTTTTCATCAACAGTTCCTTGACAAAGCAGATAAGTTGCTGTTACACTGCCCTTTTGTCCCAGTCGGTGGCATCTTGAGTAAGTTTGATCCACATCGCTCGGTGTCCATGGAAGTTCCACGAAGAGAACATCTTGAGAAGCGGTCAGCGTGTGACCTGTTTTCGCTGCTTGGATGGAAAGAACGATAACGGGGCTTTCTGTGACACTTTTCTCTTGAAACATCTTCTTGTTTGCTTCCACATCATTGACATCCATGCCTCCCTGAATCTTTATGTTCCCATACTTCTGAGCAAGTTCATCAACGATTTCACGGTGGTGAGCGGCGATAACCACCTTTTGCCCCGCTTCAATGCGCCCATCAACCCATTCAATAACAGCGGGCATCTTCGCTTTAGCGGCTAACTTCCGAAGAACGCCGATGCGAATCAAATGTTCGTTCCGTTCTGCCCTCATTTTTGCTCGCACAGCAGCGGAGTTCGGTGATTCACCAAGTTCTTCAGCGATTTGCCGTGCACGCTCCATTAGATATTTTACGATGTCGTTTTCCGCCTTGCGATACTCCTTCAGCCCCGCATCAGTTCCTTCAATCAGGATCGTGTTGTGACGCACGGGTGGGAGTTCTTCCAGTACCTGGTCCTTAGTTCTTCGGATATAACAGTTTCCTCGGAGTCTGTCGTTGAGTTCTTCCAAGTTGGAGTTGCCTGAGATGTTCCATTGCCCAAATCTGTCTCGGAAAGCCGCGCAATATCGTCGGTAAAAGCCCCATTTGCCACCAAAATCAGAAAGTTTTCCAAGCATGTCCAACTGCGGGGCGTATTCAGCGGGGCGGTTGGTTACGGGCGTACCAGTCAAACAAAGAACAATTCCTTCTTTCGGTGCCGACTTCGCCATCTTGATGGCAGCCTTCGTGCGCTGCGCATCAGCACTTTTGCAGTAATGCGACTCGTCAAACACATAACTTCGGTG